TTTTTTTTTTTTTTTCTGTATAGAAAATGAAATGAAATAGATCAAAACAAAAGAACTCGGGTTCAATCAGCGTCGGAGGAAGAAAAATCCATCGGGCGTTTCGGTTGAGATACCGGCAGGAGTGGAGTGTGGCCACAATCTGTTGTTGTCGGATTCAGTACGGCTCTGGAGAGAGTAGTTCTGAAGGAAAGTCTCCTCAAAAGAGGGGAATCGTCCAACATTAACGGGGGTGAGCGTGCGATATATCCAGTCGTGCGGTAGGTCCGAAGGTGTACGGCCCATTTCGACAGTGATAAAAAGGTAGACGTCCTTGCACACGTTATAAACGGTGCGGGAACATCCCATTGCGCTAGTAGCGATACCAACGGCGGCGGCTGCGGTTGCTTCCATATCTCGTCCTCGTTCAGGATAGAGTAGGTGAGCAAGTATTTCTGCTTCGTCACGGTAGGCAATACCAGATCTGTTCTTGTACGAGAGTACCTCGACATGAGAGAGTAGGGTGCCTGCGGACGTTTTGTCTGCGGAAAGGTCAGCGTTGAAGCGGCGTTTGGCTTCGCGTTCTAATGCTTTTAAGAAAGCGTCCTTGTCATGATGAAGGATCATCTCTGCGAAAGATACGAGAGAGTCGTCTCCTTGGACGTGGACAGTGAAATTAGAAGATTCGATATTGATAGAGAGTGAAGATAAGCAAGTGAGAAGCATGATGCAGTTGACAAAGGAGTCAAGTAGCTGAGTCTGTTGGTAGCCGGATGCTATTCCGTTGAACTTCCAAGAGTACATGTTGCCAGATGCGGCTCTGATAGGTTGGTGCTTGATATTCCAAGTCATCCATTCCCAGAGAGATTCAATCTGTTCAGGATCGGTGCGTGAATCAGGATAGTGATTGGTAGGTTCGTAGCCTTTGTCAAAGTCAAACCAAGAACGCCACATGTTGTGGACATCGTCGATTATCGAGTGAAGGGCTTTGTGGTCGAATCCAGACCAGTCAGCTGAGATAAATCCGTTTGGAGTAGTGCTAGAGTAGATGTGCTTGTAAAGCTTCATCCATCCGCCTCGGATAGTCTCGAAACCCCAAAGCATTGGTGATTTGACATTACCGTTTAGATATTCTTTCTGGAGTGGCCAGATGAACATATTCTCTGCCATAAGCAGGAGTTTCGGTACGCCAAAAACAGCTCTGTTTTTGTCGGGTTTTTCTGATTTAACTAAATGCGCTCGTGTATGAAGTGAGGCCCAATAATAGGGACGGGGAATGCGACGGAAATTGACAGTCTCAAAGAAAGGTTTCATCCTACGTTTGATGTGGTGGATGTGAGATCTGTTGACGTGAAAGATTTCGTTGTAAAAGTTGTGGAACGAGGGTCTTCCATCGATGTCTTCTCCTG